TGCTATTTATAATTAAAATGAAAAATTGCTGGATCCCGCCATCTCAAGCGGTTACCCCCAATAGGCCAAACTATTGTTGAACACAAGAAAGCATAAATAATACTACAAAGACACATGAGGTTTGAAGTCCATTGGGATAGCCCTAGGAGACCTAACTCTGTTCCGTAGAAAAATATCTTGAGTTCACAAAACAATATTGTACCAATTTGAAAAAAAAACAGTAGTGGTATTGAAAGTTAATTCACCACCCCATTATAAAAACCGAAGTTATTTTAAAATTGAACATTTTTACAGTGTTCTACTGACTTTTTAATATACTAAAAATGTTAAAAATATTGATCATTTTTTACAGTGATCTACTGGCTAATTATGTCCCAATCGTTTTTCTCGTTAGACTCCTTGGTAGCCACAGTTGTTACTCCGGCCAAACCCCAATAAGCATAGCGAGTATTGCTAACAGCACTACGATCGTAACGTACACTAGCAGGTCCAAGCCACATACCACATCTAAATGAGTCTCCAGCGTAGAAGTAAGTGGTTACAGTTGCTCCATGTGTATCTGCTGCAACCTGGGGTAAACCAGGTTGGGCAAAATACATGATACCGTAAGCGCGTGTTCCAGGATTGGTAATAACACCCGGTGATGTATATTTGAGTATACTGTAATAAGGTATCTCCAATTCAATCACATTACTATTTCTAGTAACTACATGGCAAGTTTCCCAACCATTAAGTGCAGGCGCTTGTCCGAAAAGATAAGGGTTACCAAATCCATTTGAGAATACATCCGACTGTATCGTTTCCGACACCTCCTTCTGATCCTCACCAGCTCTTATTCCAATCTGTTGTTCTCCTATTGCTGCTCCAGTAGCGTCATTTGTGAATCCTGTAGCTGGTCTGTTTAAAAAACCAATATACACGACATCACTAGCCGTATCCGTCATATTCGAAAAATCCACTATAATCTTGACTCTCCAATCACCCATGTAGCCTCCATAAGAATTAACTATTCCAGCCCATGGATTAGTAGTCCTCAAAACCTTGTCAATGTCAAATTGCCTGTAAAACAATCCTCTTCCTATCGTCTCTCCTGTTCCTTTCATAGCCATTAGTCGACATCTGTCCGCAATGACAGCTCGCTTAAGCAGATCCCTCATTGATCTTGGTCTCTCAATAAATTGAGTGACTGTGTGAGTGTCCACTTTGTTTTTTTGATTTCCTAAAACATCTGATTGCGCAGTGTTTGTTCCTCTTAAACCATTAAATCCTGGTCGATGCACCTCGAAGTTCTCTCCTCCTCTCATATAGATATTCAAATCTATAGAGCTACTAACTCCTGCTGGCACGACTAAAGGATTTAAGACAGCAATAAACCATTCCCCCAATGTAAAGTAATTTATCATATCCGCTTGCAAATGCGAATAAGGTTTCATTACATTCGTGTTGGTGGTTGTTACTGTTCCTCCAAAATATCCAGCATTTGGAGCTGCATCTACCCAACTAGCCCAGTGTTGGTACGGAATCGTGATTTTAAAACAATTCTCTTTACCATTCACCTCTATTACCTTGCCGTAATAGGTTGACGGGTCTATTCCAGATGCCGAAAAATTCGACACCGGCGTTTTTGTGTAGTTCACTCCAAAAAACAGTTTTCCAGTATGATATTGAGATGATATAACCTCAACACACATTTCCAAGTCTCCTCTCCAATTTACGAATTGCGACGTCAGCCATTGCAATGGCGTTGGTGCATATTCGACACCGGGTCCAGTTAGGCGCCTTAAAGGCGCACAAGCTCCTGAAGCCAAAATAGTTCCAAACGTCTGCGTTGTTGAACACGTAGTCGTAAACAAATATCCTGGCAGCCTTTTGATCCAATCAATATCCATCTCATCCCATCCCACATTAAAGGTATTCTCCGTTGCCAAAGTCACTCCTGAGGGGTAGGCCGAAAGTCTATCAACTGGTGGGTTTCCATGTGACATGAAAGGGTTGCTAACACCCCATCGTATCATCTTTTCCGGGTCCTTGACATTAGATGCCAAGTCTAGTCCTGACATTGCTGTATCAAACGTATCCCCTGTCGTATTCACTGGTGCATTTCCTGTGCCACTATTTGTTACATTAATGGTTTGAAAATTCACAAGACCTTGAGCAGATCCAGCCAGTGGTCTAGGCAGAGAAAGTTTAACATCCAACAATTGTGCGTACATAGTCCATCCTAGTGATGTGCTAGCACCTGTTCCAGCAGCAAGTTTGTTAAAAACATACAAGCCACACCGTCCTAATTGCAAATCCTGTTCAGAAGATAAATACTCATTAGGAAAGCACCAGGTTGTTTCCAGTTCTCCGACCGTATTGTATGAAGCGTTTAAACTAACATGTTGTACCGCTTTCATTGTCGTCCGGTCAGTCATTTTCAATTCCGATTGTCTCCATGCTAAAATTAAACTTCCAGCATGGAATGGTGTTCCGTTTAGTTCGACTCTGAATCGAATTCTATATCTAAAATAAGAATATTGAGTTATTACTCCCTTCCATCTAGAAAAGAATCGATGTATGTCTGAGAGGTTAAAATACTTAAGTTCTTTAGCCTCTGTATCCGTTGTTGTCCAGCTTCCAGATGCTACCCTTACAGGTACCATAAAGAAGTTTTTCATGTTCCAGTCATTTTCTTCTGCAGTTCCTTCATAATTAGCCTTGGTATGATGCACAGTTGTTATCTGTGTTTGCTCATCATATATAATTCCTTGGCGTTTTTGCGAAGTAACTTCTCCTTCCAAATCTCCTTCACTCGCCGTTGATTTCATCGTCGGCGGTTGCGTTGTCTGAGTTTCTAGCGTAGTTTTCGTTCCCATGTCTAATGCCCCTATGGCGCTTTCTTCAATGTCTTTATCCATTTTGGTTGAAATTTTTAAGGAAAATGTCCTATTTGATGAAGGCACGCGTGTGGAATCATATTCCCACTTCATTGCCCATCTCACCTTTGGTCTAGCCAAATAGCGAGGTAGCCAAAAGCGCACCTTCGGTTTCCAATTTATACTGTCTTCTTCAGTGTTTGATTTAGCGTCGCAACCCGACGAAGTCTTTGCTGACTTATGTGCCAAGATATCACCGACTGTTCCCTTTTTACAAGGTCTTCCTCGTTTCCTCTTGACACCTTCTTTGTACGTTAGTACCATACTTTTACAGCTTTCTCCTGATTGTTCTTTATTGTCTACAATAGACATTTGCGCATAAGCATTTGGTAATTCCCCTGTTTCCCTAAACAGACGATCTTGATAATCATAGGTTACCAGAGGTAGATTTAACTCTCTCTCCATGCTCACTGTTTTTAATTTCTCTCGATAATGATTATATACTTCTGGTCCCCAAAAATACAGATACCTAAGTGCACACTCCACATTTACTTGGGTGCATTCTAAAGGCGTCATAAATTTTGAATTACTTATCCATATCATCATATTCTCGATTGACTTCAAATCCAGTGTTGGTTTTATATGCGCGCCATCAGCTTTAAATCCTCTCTTGAGAAATGTTGTTTCCCATAAGAGTTTATAAACTGATGTCTTATCCTTTCGCTCTGACGTGGCTGTTAATCCGATTGTTGATGCCGTTTCAATGATCTTTTCTCCGCTAAAGAAGTCTTGCAACTCCTCTGGCAATGCAAAGATATTATCATCTCCACAAACAAAACTCACAACATTTGATGAAAAATGTGTGCAATCTCTCCAATTAACAGGCGCCAAAGTCATCCAATACACTCTCAGTAAAATTTTTGAAACAAGGTTATTCATAACCATGGTCAAAGCATTTCCTGAGGGATTTCCTTTCATTTTCAAGTAAACTTCCCTTCGCACTAAAATGTACGAAAAGACGATTTCATGAAAAAGTGTGTGTCTTACGTTGTTGTCTTCGTTTGTTCCTTTATACCATGCGTTGATGATCTCTAAAGCGCTAAAAATTAATTGAGCGCCCAGTGATCCATCAAACCACGTATAATCCAATGCTCCTACTGTCTCGCTCACTCCTAATAATTTATAGGCAAGTCTAGACCACTCTCCGCTTTCCGGGTTGAACCCTGCAGCACATCCTAATTCAATATTATGTTTAAATACGAACGAGGAAAATGCTCCTGTGTACTTGCGCAGTAGTAAAGTAAAATCCATTGGAGGATTCATGAACAAACGTGTGTTTCCATTTTCGATCTTATTCCATCCTAGCGTCTCATCTTTCAATGAGGCTGTCCAAATACTCTTCACTCTTCTTAATTTCTTTGCTTCTTCTTCTCGATAATTTAAAAATTTTTGCATGAGGGGGGATCTGAACTTCCATTCATTCTCCTCGAAAACCAAATAGGTTTCCTTTCCACTCAATTGAGGTAAATCATTTTCTTTTTTAAACCATCCAGTTGAATAAGGATAACCCGCACTGGTGTGCGGATCAATCCTTGGCAAAGTGTCATAACCGTTTAACATTTGTTTCTCGCTTAAAATAGGTCTGGGATAGTGCTTATCAATTGAATGTTCTCGCACAATATCCTCTACTATTTCGTCCATTAACTTCTTTTCTAAATCTACACGAAGTCCTGTGTATTTGTCCTGTTGTTTTTCCAATATGTCTTCTTCTCCTGTGTACCTTGGATCATTGTAATCCAATACGGCAGGGAACTTTTTCTTCTCAAAGATGTCGCTGATTAGGCTTTCTCTGATTGTTGTTTCCGAAGAACCAACTACCTGCTGTCTTTTTGGTACGCACCCAATGAATTCAAAATTGTCATACATGATATGACGTTTAGAAGTTTCTAAATCCATTTCAGGCATAATACACGCCTGAGAAATATTTGGCATAATGCTACTCAATTTCTCCTGTGTGATTACTGCTGCGTATGCAAAATCTGTTCCTTTTATTCCGCTTATGTGAATTCCTACTATTTTTCTAGGTAACCTAGATTCCCTAACTAATAGTGGAGCTCCACAATCTCCATATTTAGTGTTTGCCTTATATTGCCAAGATCGCACCAAAGAAAACCTACCACCATCATCGCCCATGCGATAAGTTGTAGATTCATTTGGTGAGATAACCGTATGATGATATATCCGCATTGGGTCCTTCAATAATAACATAGCTGGTGCTGATGTTATAAATTGTAGATCCTCGTTGGTCACAAAGTAATTAAAAATATCCTTACCTGGTGCCCATGATCTTCCTGCGTTATATATACACCAA